TGGGAACATTTTTTCACGAAAAACAGGAGGGCTGATCAATGCCTGAGCTGATGGGACCCGAATTTCTGAAGCGCCGCCTGGCGGTCAAGCAGGTTCGGGTGAATATGCGTTACAAATATTACGAAATGAAAAACCGGGTGAAGGACTTCAACATCACGATCCCGGCAAAGTGGTCCTGGCTTACTGCTTCGCTTGGATGGTGTGCCAAATCGGTCGACTCCATCGCGGACCGCCTCGTCTTCCGGGGCTTCGGCGGGGACATGTTCAAGCTGAACGATATCTATGCGGCCAATGCCTCAGACGTGCTTTTCGACAGTGCGATCCTGTCCGCCATGATCAGCTCGTGCTGCTTTATTTATATCGGCCGGGATGACAACGGTTTTCCCAAGATGCAGGTGATCGATGGCGGGAATGCAACGGGCGTGATCGATCCGATCACGCTGATGCTTAAGGAGGGCTATGCGGTTCTGGATCGGGATCCGGAAAAGGGTGACCCGACGCTCGAGGCCTATTTCGAGCCGGGACGGACCACGTTCTTCCGGGACGGTAAAGTGGCGGAAGCCTCCAACTACCCCACAAGCTACCCGCTGCTGGTGCCGATCATCAACCGCCCGGACGCCCGGAGACCCTTCGGGCATTCCAGAATCACCCGGGCCTGCATAGACATCCAGCAGGCCGCACTCAGGACGCTGAAGCGGTCTGAAGTGTCTGCGGAATTCTACTCTTATCCGCAGCGATACATCACCGGCATGGATTCAGAAGCCGCCGAAATGGATAAATGGAGGATGGTCGTGTCCGCGTACCTGCGGATCGACAAAGATGACCAGGGCGACAAGCCGCAGGTCGGCCAGTTTCCACAGATCAGCATGGGGCCGTTCATCGATCAGATGCGGATGTATGCGGCGCTGTTTGCCGGCGAGACGGGACTGACGATGGACGACCTCGGCTTTGTGTCGGATAACCCGTCCAGCAACGAGGCGATCCGGGCCGCCCACGAGAACCTGCGGCTGACGGCCCGGAAGGCACAGCGGACCTTCGGCGTGGGATTCCTGAATGCCGGTTTCCTGGCTGCCTGCGTCCGGGATGGCCGCGGCTATCTTCGTTCCGGAATGACGGTGGAAAAGCCGCTATGGGCTCCGGTGTTCGAACCGGATGCAGCTACCCTGTCCGCCACCGGCGACGGCATCATCAAAGTCAACCAGGCGGTCGAGGGCTACTTCGGCAAGAATAACCTCGTGGACATGCTTGGCATAGAACCGGAGGAATGACATGACGCTGGGAGAAGAGCTTTCCGCGAAAATCAAAAAGCTTTACCAGACAGGCGAGGCAAGCAGCCGGGATCTGAATACGATCCTGGCAAAAATCGAGAAGGGCGGCGGGACATACATCGACGCCCATGATTACGCCTACCTGGCCGGGAAGATGCTCTCGGACATTTTCGGACGGACCATCACGGTGGATGTGCTGCCAAACGGGCAGCTGGATGTGGCGGATGCCGGGAAAATCATTTCCGACGCGCTGCGGATGAACTTTGACGACGTTTCCGGAACCACCGCCCAGATCCAACGGAACCTTAACCAGGCGGCCGGGCTCGATCTCGATCCGGTGCTTCCGAGGATCAACACGGCGCGGGTCCGCGGGATGACCACCCTGGCCAGCTCCGGACCGGTAGATCAGATCATGGATGAGCTGATGGAGGCGCTGACGACGTTCTCCCAGCACATTGTGGATGACGAGCTGAAGGCCAACGCCGACGCCCATTACAAGGCCGGCTTTACGCCCAAGATCATCCGAAAAGCCGAAGCCGGGTGCTGCAAATGGTGTTCTGCACTGGCTGGCGAGTATGATTATCCTGTTAAAAATCAGGATATCTTCCGACGCCACCAGCGCTGCAGGTGCGTAACGGACTACAACCCCGGGGACGGTATAAACCACTGGCAGAATGTGTGGAACCAGAGCCAGTGGCGCGAGTTCGACTAGGAGGTGGCCTATGCTGGAGCTGTTCGTCTTCTGGTTTTTTGTATTTCTGTTTTTTCAGCTTTAAGGGGGTGTTTGCGATGAAGAGAAAACTCGCCTTTTTTATTATTTACGCCTTCCCTTAGTGATGCTCAGGGTGAGACGTAAATAGTAACTTGGACGGAGGGAGCACATGGCGGAATTAAGAAAAGGCCGTCAGACTCCTACCCAGTCCGTGGTGTTGCCTTATACCCAGACCTTTGGCCAAGACGCCATCGATCTTTATAACTCAACAGGTAACGAGGCCTATGATTGGCAGAAGCTGCTCCTTATGGATATTCTGGCCACCAATCAGGATGGCCTTTTTGTACATTCCCGGTTTGCAATCGTCGTACCCCGCCGAAACGGCAAAAACGAGGTTATTGCGATGCGTGAGATGTGGGGGCTGGTGAATGACCAGAAGATCCTGCATACCGCGCACCGGGCCACCACCAGTCACTCCGCATGGGAGCGCCTTAAAGACCTGCTGGACGATGCCGGCATTGAATACAAATCAACGGCAGCCTCAGGCAATGAGACGATCCGCATCGTGGGCGGCAAGGGCCGCATTAACTTCCGCACCCGAACGGACAGCGGCGGCCTCGGTGAGGGCTACGACCTCATGATCATCGACGAAGCTCAGGAATACACCGACAACCAGGACAGCTCGTTCAAATACCTGGTATCCGCATCGCTTAACCCGCAGATCATCCTAACCGGAACGCCGCCCACGGCAGTCAGTGCCGGCACGGTTTTCGCCAAGCTCCGGGAGATGCTGTTCAGGAGAGAGCTGCAGGACACCGGGTGGGCCGAGTGGTCCGTTGAGCACCAGCACGATCCGTACGATTCAGAGTGGTGGTACGAAACGAACCCGTCGCTGGGCTACCGGCTGACGGAGAGAGCTATCAAAGCGGAGATCACCGGGGATGATCTGGATTTTAACATCCAGAGACTCGGTTACTGGGTGAGGTACAACCTTAAGTCCGAAATTTCGGAGGCGGAATGGCTCGAATTGAAATGTGACAAACTCCCAAGTCTCAAGGGGAAGCTGTTCGTCGGCATTAAGTTTTCCAAACAACTTCCTAACGCGGCGGTGTCGATCGCTGTGAAGACACAGGACGATCGGATTTTTGTGGAGGGCATTGACGACCGGCCGGTGAAGGCCGGGCTTGATTGGATAGTAGCGTTCATACACAGCACCAATCCTCGTAAAGTGATCGTGGATGGTGACTCAGGCAAGCAGCTGCTGGCCAACGCAATGCACGACGCGGGGATTAAAGCCCCAACATTTCCCGCTGTCAAGGACATCATTGAGGCAAACGGAGCATTTGTCCAGGCGTTGTCGCAGAAACGGCTTGTTCATATGGCGCAGCCGTCCATGGTGGACAGCGTTTGCAACGTTGAGAAACGAGCGATTGGCTCAAACGGAGGCTATGGCTTCCGGAGCATCAACGATAGTATCGATGTGGCTCTGCTGGACAGCGTTATTCTGGCACAGTGGGCCTGCGGATCGGCCAAAGACGAGGGTACAAGGCAAAAGATTCACTGCTGATCTATTCAGCATATTTACCGATACCACCGGGTAAAGTGGGGAGGAGAATTTAATCATGTTTACACCTATCAACACGCAGGAAGAACTGGACAAAGTCCTGAAAGAGCGCCTCGAGCGAGAGGCAAAGAAGTACGAGACTCAGATCTCCGAATTGACGGCGAAGGCGACCAAGGCTGACGAGCAGGCCACAACCATCGCCAACCTGCAGAAAGAAATCAACGAAAATAAAGCCAAGATCAAGGGTTACGAGACCGACTCGGTAAAGAAACGGATTGCCCATGAGATTGGCCTGCCATACGAAATGGCGGAACGCCTGCGTGGCGATGATGAGAAGGCTATCCGCGAAGACGCGGAGGCGATGAAAAAATATATCGGTAAGCAGTCCCGCGGCGCGGATCCGGATTTCAACCCGGACCGGAGCGGCGTGGACAAGAATGACAAGTCGGCAGCACTTAAAAGCATGCTGTCCGCTCTGAAAGGAGATTAACAATGCCTGATTCTTTGATTACCAGAAAAAGCACCCTTTTCCCTGAGCAGCTGGTAACGGACCTCTATTCCAAGGTCGCTGGCCACTCTTCCCTGGCCAAGCTCTGCGGCGCCACACCGATGCCTTTCAATGGCTTTAAAACCTTCGTTTTCACGATGGATAACGAGGCCAGCCTCGTGGGTGAGGGCGAGGCCAAGCCCGCCGGCGATGCCAAAACTGAGCCGGTGGTTGTTACCCCGCACAAGTTCATCTATCAGCACCGGCTGTCCGATGAATTCATGAACGCCGCCGAGGAAGTGCAGATGGCCTATCTGCAGACCTTTGCTGATGGCTTCGGCAAAAAAATCGCCCGTGCCCTGGATATCGCCGCAATGCACGGTCTGAACCCCCGCACCATGACGCCCGCCAGCGCACTGACCGGTGCGGACTTCGACAGCAAGATCACCAATAAGGTGACTTATGCATCTACCACCCCGGACGACAACATCGACGCGGCTATTGCGATGCTGCTGGCTGCTGACTGCCAGGCTACCGGCATGGCCCTGTCTCCCGCATTTGGCGCGGCCATGGCCAAGGTTAAGGTTAACGGCGTTGTACAGTATCCGGAATTCCGCTTCGGTCAGATCCCGTCTGGTTTTGCCGGTTTCGGCGTTGACATCAATAACACCGTGCCGCTGAAGGACACCACTGCGAACACCACCGCCAAGACGGACCACGCCATCATCGGCAACTTCCGCGATTGTTTCAAGTGGGGCTATGCCAAGGACATCCCGCTCGAGATCATTGAGTACGGTGATCCGGATGGCCAGGGCCGCGACCTGAAGCGGTACAATGAGATCTGCCTGAGGACTGAGGCCTATATCGGTTTCGGCATCCTCGATCCTGATGCCTTCGCCCTCATTCAGGCACAGTGATCTACAGGAACAAGCGGACCGGGCGTGTGATTGATATCCTTTCCGAAGCAGGCGGTGACTGGGAACCGGTTACCGCCAAGGCTCCGGAGGTTAAAGCACCCGATCCGGAACCCAAAGCACCATCGAAGAAGCCCGCGCCCAGAAAGAAGCCCGCGAAAAAGGAGTGATCACGGCATGAGCAGCACTTTTGCAACCGTGTCGGACATTAACACCCTGTGGAGGACGATGACGGCAGAGGAGCAGTCCAGGGCGGAGGCGCTGCTGCCGATCGTTACCTCCAGCCTATGCCTTGAGGCTAAAAAAGTGGGCAAGGACCTGCGGACAATGGTGGACGAGGACGAGGATCTCGCCGAGGTCGCCAAGTCGGTGTCGGTGGACGTGGTTGCGCGTACGTTGATGACCGCCACCGACCAGCAGCCGATGACGCAGTTTTCCGAGTCCGGCTTCGGGTATTCCCAGTCGGGGACCTTCCTGGTCCCCGGCGGTGGTCTTTTTATTAAGCGGTCCGAGCTTGCACGGCTCGGCCTCAAACGTCAGCAGATAGGAGCGTACATGCCTTATGAGAGGGATTGCAGTGATCCTCTATGATAAAGTCCCGGCCGGCGTGGATCGCTTCAACCATGAGATTTTTGAGGAGATCCCGGTGGAGGTGGAAAACGTCCTCGTGGCACCCATCTCCAGCGCCGGCGAGGACATCGTCACCGACGTAAGTATGGCCGGCAAGCGCGACCTGTACATGCTGGGGATCCCAAAAGGGGACACGCATGTCTGGGACGACAGAACGGTGGAGTTTTTCGGAGCCAAGTGGAAAACGGTCGGCTTTTCGAAGATCGGAATCGAGCATCTGATCCCGTTGCAATGGAACCGGAAGGTCACGGTGGAACGCTATGGCTAACGTCCGTGTAGTGCTTAACCGCGAGGCGGTGCGGGAGCAGCTGCTCCGGTCTTCCGAGATGCTCGGTATCTGCCAGGAGCTGGCGGAAGGGATCGCCGGCAGAGCAGGCAAAGACGGCTATGAAGTGACTACTTACGTAGGCCACAACCGCGTGAACGCCTCCATCGTCACCACGTCGGAGGAGACCACCAACGACAATCTTAAAAACAACACATTGCTGAGGAGCATGTTATGATCATCGAGGAATGCATCAGGAACTATCTCGCTAACAAGCTGGATGTGCCCGTGTACATGGAAAAACCGGAAAACAAACCGGAAAAATATGCGATTGTCCAGAAAACCGGCGGCGGCATTTCCGAACACCTTTGGCACGCCATAGTTGCGATCCAGTCCTATGCCGATTCGATGTTCGATGCCGCTGAACTGAATGAAGAAGTCATCCAGGCAATGCTTGATATCATTCTGCTGGACGAGATCAGCAGCTGCAAATTAAACAGCTCCTACGAGTATACGGATACCAGTGAAAAGAAATACCGCTACCAGGCCGTTTTCGACCTGGTCAATTATTAATTTCAGGAGGACAAGGATATGGCAGTTATTGCAAACAACGCCCAGAACGTTGCCACCGGCAAGCCCAAGGTAGGCGGCGCGGTTTTCCGCGCTCCCGCTGGCACCACTCTCCCGGTGGATGCCGAGACGGCTCTGGCTGATACCTTTCTAAACCTGGGCTATGTTTCCGAGGACGGCGTGACGAATAGCAACTCTATGGAAACCGGTGAGATCCGGGCATGGGGCGGCGACGTAGTTAACGTCTACCAGGAAAGCTCCGCGGACACTTTCCAGTTTAAACTGATCGAGGTTCTCCGCGTTGACGCTTTGAAAGCCGTCTACGGCGATGCAAACGTCACGGGCGATCTGACGAACGGTATCACCATCAAGGCCAACAGCGCGGAGCAGGGTGAGAGCGTGTATGTTATCGACACCATTCTCCATGGCGCTCTGCACCGGATCGTGATCCCTCACGGCAAACTTACCGAGCGCGGCGACATCACCTACACCGACACGGATGCGGTTGGTTATGATATGACCATCACTGCCGCACCGGACGCCGAAGGCAACACTCATTACGAGTACATCATCGCAAAATAAGGAGGACACATGAAAAAGATCACTCTCGACTCTGGTCTCGACCTGACAATTGATGAGGAATGGCTGGACGATATGGAGGTGCTGGATCTCCTGATCGCAATCGATAAAGAGGAGGATCCCACCGCCATCGCCACTCTTTCCGATAAAATCCTCGGAAAGAAACAGAAAAAACTGGTATATGACAGCCTGCGGACCGAAAAGGGGCGGGTGCCTTCCAAGGCATTCGCCGAATGTATCCAGGAAATCTTTAATAAACTGGGGGACGCAGGAAAAAACTGATAACGCTCTCCGGTATGCTGGCCATGGACGAAGGTGCCGTGCTGTGCGATCTTGCGGAAACTTATCACGTATACGATCTCAAAGCGCTGCCGGTGAAGACACTGGCGGCGCTTTGTGCCGGTTTAAGGGATGATTCCAGAATCAAGCTCAAAATCAGCGGCATGAGGCACAGCTTCCAGACGTATATGATGGCCATGGCAGTGGACCACCTGGCACTGCTGACATGGCTCCAAACCAAAGATTCACAGTTAGGGAGCAACCGTCCGCAGTCGATTCTACAGATTCTATTCAAAGAACCGGGGGATACCGTAGAATCATTTGCCACTGCCGAAGAGTTTGAAAAAGCAAGAAACGAATTCTTCAAAAAGGGGGAATGAGATGGCAACTGAACTTGCACAGGCGTACGTCCAAATCATTCCATCCGCCAAGGGCATCGCGGGATCGATCTCGAATGTTCTGTCCGGTGAGGCGGACAGTGCCGGCCTCAAGGCTGGTACAAGTATCGCCGGAAAGATGGTGAAAGCCATCAAGGCTGGCCTGGCAGCTGCCGGGATCAGCAAAATGGTGCAGATGGCCCTCACTGAGGGCGGCGCTCTGCAGCAGGCCATCGGCGGCATTGAGACGCTCTTCGGCGCCGGCGGCGACTCGATCGAGGAATACGCCGCCAAACAGGGCAAAGCCGTGGCTGATGTGGTGGACGAGTACAACGCCCTCACCCGGGCGGAGTCATTGGCCACGAAAAACGCCCAGATCGCCTGGAAAACGGCCGGCCTGAGCACCAATGAATACATGACTCAGATTACCTCGTTCGCGGCGGCGTTGAAGCGGTCCACCAAGAGCGAGGAAGATGCCGCCCGGGTGGCGGACATGGCCGTGATCGACATGGCCGACAACGCCAATAAAATGGGCACCAGCATGGAGGACATCCAGCACGCGTACCAGGGCTTTGCCAAACAGAATTACACGATAAACAATCTAATGTCCGTTGCATAGGCGACTATGCAACGAGCGAGCGTGAACGCTACCAGCGGTGTGAAGCAAATGCTTTGCTAACGGGGAACCCTAAACGGTAATAACCGCATGGCAATCCCGTGCCAAACCTACAAAAATAGGAAGGTGTAACGACTATCGGTTCGTCACCGAGTACGGTGTCTATTGGTACGACACCGGAAGCGCGCTCTGACTATTTCTAATGTCTAGTATTACAAGTTGCGCTTATGTCTGAAATATGATAGAATAGATTATCGTAGGAGGACATAAACATGCAAGAATGGAAAAAAATTGAAGGTAAGCCGAATTATTCCGTTAGCAATGACGGCAATGTAAGAAACGACAAAACCGGGAGGATCTTAAAACTTCACAAAGGAACGGCAGGTTATTATCAGGTAATGCTTGGACGGAAAACCGTTCCGCTTTATGTCCACAGAATTGTGGCAACTGCGTTTATTCCAAACCCTGAAGGGCTTCCGCAAGTTGACCACATAAATGGAGATAAAAGTGATAATCAAGTTAAGAATCTTCGCTGGGTGTCAGTTTCAGATAATTGCTTTTCTTTCGGTTATAAAACGAGAATTGAGAACCGGAAGAAAAAAATCTTAGCAACTAATGGAAATCAAAAAATCATCTTTAATTCAAGAGATGAAGTGGCGGCATACTTCGAACTTCATAAATCTCGAATCGGATACGGAAGGGTATTTGTAAAAGGGAAAATGAAGGGATGGCAATTTGAAATAGTTAAAGATATAGTCTAAACCCTTGAGGGCTTGCAGAAACGCAGGTCCTTTTTAAATACTCGGAAACGAGGGGTAGAAATTGGTTAGATAACCTCAAGCTGGGCTATGGTGGAACAAAAACCGAGATGAAGCGTCTTCTGAAAGACGCTGAAAAACTCACAGGAAAGAAATATAACCTCAATAACCTCGCTGACGTATACGAGGCCATCCATGCCATCCAGACGGAGCTCGGCATCACCGGAACAACGGCCAAAGAGGCGGAGTCTACTTTCTCCGGATCTTTCGCGGCGATGAAGGCCGCAGCGAAAAACCTGCTGGCGTACATCACCCTGGGTATGGACGTAGGCCCGGCGCTTAACGCTCTGGCAGAGTCCACTTCCACGTTCCTTACGGGTAACCTGTTTCCAATGGTGGGGAACCTGGTGGTGGGGTTCTTCGACGCATTGCCCGAGGCCATGAAAGGCCTCACCAAGGTCTTTTCTGATATAGGCAGCTACATCAAAAATATCGATTGGGCCAGTGTCGGCAGTACGATCTTTAACGGTATCACGGGCGCTCTGGCGGTTCTCGGCACGTGGCTGGCTGATCTGTTCAGCTCGGCCCTTGAGTTGATCTCAGGGATCGACTGGGGCGCTGTAGGAACGGCAATCCTCGACGGCATCCACACCGGCATTGACGTGCTGGGCGCGTGGGCCGTATCACTGTTCGATACCGCCAAAACCGCGATCGGCACGGTCGAATGGTCGGCAGTGGGAACCATGATCCTGAACGGGATCAAAACGATCCTTACCGCGGGCGGTGCCTGGCTGCGGTCCATCTTCACAGAGGCGGCAGCCGCAGTGGTTAGCCTGCCATGGAGCGCAATCGGCACGACGATTCTTAATGGACTAAAAACGATTCTTACGGCTGGCGGTGAGTGGCTGGCTTCCCTGTTCCAGGAAGGACTTAACGCAGTAAATGCCATACCGTGGAGCCAGATCGGTACCGCCATCATCACCGGCATAAAAACGATTCTCGTGACCGGCGGGGAGTGGTTAACTTCTCTGTTCAAAGGTGAGAAAGCTCTGATTGAGGCTATTCCGTGGAGCGAGATCGGATCTGCCATTGTAACCGGCATCGGCACGATTCTCACTGCTGGCGGTGAATGGCTCAAAAATCTGTTCACAAGCGGCAAAACTGCAGCCGAAGGCATTTCCTGGAGCACTGTAGGTCTGAAAATCCTAGAGGGTGTAAAAGCTTGGCTGGATGTGCAGGGCGCATGGCTAAAAGGCCTTTTTGAGCTTGCGGTCGGTGCAGTTAAAACCATTCCATGGGCCGAAATCGGTACGGCTATCCTAACCGGGATCAAAACTATCTTGACAGCCGGTGGAGACTGGCTGGCCAGCTTGTTCCGGGAAGGTCTGACCGCCATCTCCACAATTGACTGGGGCGCGGTAGGAAAAGCCATTTATGACGGCGTTGTAAACTATTTCGCGGAAAAGGTAAACTGGATCGTAAACCTGTTCACGGGTGAAAAAAACAACGCCGAAAAACTCGATTGGTCCGCAGCTGGTGCGAAGGCCGCAACGGACTCCGAAACGGCTCTTACCGGGAAAAAAGGCTGGCTTTTCAACATTTTCAACGCTGAAAAGCTTAACATTGACGGCATTACCTGGCCCGATATCGGTGGGAAGCTAAAGACCGCAGTCGGCACCTTCGCCGATGCGGCTGGCAAGTTTATTTCTGCAGGATTCACCGCAGCCAAGACGACGATCGAAGCTATTGTGTGGCCGGACATTGGAAGCGAACTGAAGACTTCCATCGGAGACTTTGCGGATGCCACCGGCTCTTTCCTCTCTGCAGGCTTCGAGGCCGCGAAAACGGCAATCAGCCAGATTCCATGGTCCGAGGTTGGTTCTACCATCACCTCCGGGCTCAAGGGTGCTATTGACACCCTCGCCAGCATCGGCGGATCCATCTGGGAAACAATTTCCGGATGGTTCAAGAAAGATAAAGGGACAGCATCGGAGAACGGTGACGACATCATGGGCGGAGTTGCACAGGGCATCCTGGACGCCTCCCCCGCAGCTGTTGAAGCAGGCACCCAGGCGGCAACATCCATCATGGGAGCCATTAAGGCGGTTTTGTCCGTAGAGGAGGGCACAGCCCTCGGCAGCGGCCTGATCAATGCTATTAACACGGCAATCGCCGCCGGTACTGCGGCGATCATCACAACGGTCGGCGCCATCAACACGCTGATCAGCACCACGTTCGCCACGTTCGACTGGCTGGCGATGGGCACCGGAATGATGGCCCGTTTCAATGCCGGCATGGTGGCATATAACCCGATTATCGCCACAAACGTGCAGACTTTGGTGACTGGTATCGATAGCACCATCAACATGCACGACTGGGCCACGCTGGGCATTAACACGATGGTTAAATTCAACGCCGGTCTGATCTCCATGGTGGCAACGATCGGTGTCACGGCGGCGGCAATCGTCACCACGTTATCCTCCCCAATTTCCAGCTATAACTGGAATAAGCTCGGTGCGGACAGTATGGGCAACTTTCAGAAAGGCATTGCCTCCAAAGCCCAGCTGATCCAGACCACGGCCAACGCGATCGCCAGCACTATCCAGGGCGCTTTTGATCTGGACTGGGTGGCCATCGGTGAAGCCATTCCTGAAGGCATCGCGGAAGGCATGCTGAACAAGATGGATGTGCTCGTGTCGGCGGCTGATCAGCTGGCCAACACGATCCAGTCGGCGGCTAAAAAGGATCTGGACATCAACTCCCCGTCCAAGGTAATGCGCGACACGGTCGGTGTTGCCGTACCGGAAGGCGCAGCCGAAGGTATCATGCAAAATCTCAATTTCGTGGAGCGTGCCATGGGTGCGATGACGGATACCATGGTGGGTAATTACGGGCATCAGATCATGGGCTCCATGGCCCGGCAGACCGCAAGCCTCGGAAATGCTGGAGGCGGCGGGTACACGCAGAACATCACAATCAACAGTCCTACAGCCCTGTCCCCTTACGAGGTAGCCAGGCAGACACGCATGGCCACCCGGGACATGGTGCTCAGAATGGGGGTGTAACCGATGAGGCGGATCACATGCATTAACGATGATAATGTCAGCATCGTCCTCGGGGACACCTTTTCCCCGTTCGTCCTGACCGATGCAGAGGGCCTGTACGAGGTCCGCAATAACCTGTATACCAACGACAACACAAGCATCGACGGAGCTGCCTATCAGGGCTCCGTGGTTACCAAGCGCGAGATCACGCTGTCCATTGCGGATAAGTCGCTGAGCAACCACCAGCAGAACCGGGAGCTGCTCTATGCGGTTTTTAAGCCTGCATCCAAGGGCCGCCTGATTTATGAGGAGAACGGTGTTCTCCGGGAAATCAGTTACTATGTCGAGAGCGTTTTCGTCGAGTCGATTCCCAGTGCTCGGCCTGCCACTATCAGCCTGGTATGCCCGGATCCGTTTTTCACGGATACCGGCGATATCCTGATAGAGATGGCAGGCTGGGAGCCGCTTTTTGAGTTCCCTTTCGAGATCCCGGCGTCCGGGATCGAGTTTGAGCAGCGCGTCAACGAGCGTCTGAAGACAATCCAAAACAACAGCGCAGCCGAAAGCACCGGCATGAACATCACCCTGACGGCGATCGGCACGGTGGTAAATCCTACGATCGAGCATGTGCAGAAAAATGAGCACATCACTCTGGGAAGCTCCTCCCGACCATTTACGATGGTCTCCGGGGATCAGCTGGTGATTTCCACCGAGGACGGCAATAAGCACGCGTACCTGGTCCGGGACGGCGTGACCAGCAACGTAAATTATTATATGTCGGAGGATTCGACCTTCATCCAGCTTCGGCGCGGAATGAACTCGATCGGATACTCCGCAGAGGAAGGCGAGAGTTATATCATGGTTTCCATCGCCTTCCGGTATAAATATCTGGGGGTGTAGGTATGGATTTGCGAATCTACACCCCTGCTCTTGATTTCCAGGGCATCGTCGACGATGCAAGCTCGATCATCTGGACGAGACGGTACGACACGCCCGGGGAAGCTCAGATCGTGGCGCCCATTACGGACAACAACCTGCAGCTCTTCCAGCGCGGGAACCTTGTATCATTCAAGGGTGCCACCGAGGCCGCAGTGATTGAGGACCGGGAGATCCGGGAAGACTATCGGGAGAGGAAAATGACCATCAGAGGTCGCTTCCTCTCCTCATACATGGATCGGAGACTTATCCGCCCCACTTACAAGTTTTCGGGGCTTGTAGAGGTGGCAATGCGGACGATCCTGAGCAACGCCTACCCGATCCCGCTTGTTCAGCTGGGAGAGCTGCATGGATTTACGGACACGGTTAAATTCCAGGCTACTTATAAAGATTTACTTAAGTATGAAACCAAGCTCGCTCGGTGCGCGGGCCTCGGTTTCCGCTTCCGTCCGGATTTCACGGGCAAGCGGATCGTTTTTGAAGTTTACCGGGGCGTGGATCATTCCCTTTCCCAGGCGGATCGGCCCCGGGTGGTATTCTCCGACAGCTACTGCAACCTCAATAATGTCACCTTCAGGGACAACGATCAGAAGCTCAAAAACGTCTTCTATATCGGCGGCCAGGGAGAGGGCGCGGACCGCGTCTATGCCTCTTACGGAGATGTCACTGGGCTGGAGCGCCGGGAAACCTTTATTGACGCCCGCGACGTCCAGCAGGAGGAAGGTACGAGCGCCGAAGAATACGAGCAGCTGCTGATCCAGCGGGGCATCGAAAAAAGTAAAGATTCCATTGTCTCGTCTTCCTTCGATTGCGAAACGCTCCCCGGCATGAACTTCCGGTACAAAGAAGACTATGATCTGGGGGACGTGGTAACAGTGCAGAAAGAGGACTGGGGACTGTCTGCGGACCTCCGGATTACGGAGATTCAGGAAGTGTACGAGCGGGGCAGTGTTAACATCGTTCCGACGCTGGGAGAACCATTGAAACAAAGCATTGACTGGAGTGATAACTAATGCCAAGCGGATTGGATCACGCCTTTTTTTATGGCTCGGAAAATGGCGACCGAGTTTATACCTCAGACAGTTTTGAGTACTGGCTGAAAAAATTCTTCACGACCGGCGTTTTTGCCAACGAGCTGGCGGTAACCGCTGACGGCAGCTCCATGGTTGTTTCCGTCGGCGCGGGCTACTGCAACGTTGACGGAAAAGTCCGGTTTTTCGAAAATTCCACAAGCCTCACCTTGAGTGTGGCACACGGCACATACGCCAGGATCGATAGTGTGGTGGTAGAGCGCAACGATACCGAGCGCGATATCACGATCAAATTGGTGGAGGGCACGGCATCGGCGAGCCCGGCGCCCGTTGAGCCGGTACGCTCTAACGGTGTTTATCAGCTTGTCTTGGCGCGGATCACCGTGCCGGCAGGTACTACGAGGATCGCCCAGGCGAACATTGAAGACTGCCGGCAGGATAGCACCCTCTGCGGGATCGTCATGACTACGGTGGAAACACCGTCATTTGACACGCTTTACAGCCAGTTCACGGACGCCTTTAATACCTGGTTCCAGAGCATGAAGGATCAGCTCTCCGAGGACGCAGCTGGCCGTCTGCAGCTGGAAATCGACGGAAAGGTGGACAAGGTTGCCGGCAAGGGCCTGTCGACGAACGATTACACCACCGCAGAAAAAACGAAGCTCGAAGGCCTCGGCAGTGACTACACCTTGTCGCTCACAAACGGCAACTACGTCACTCTGGCACTCAATGACGGCGTTCTGGCCATCGAGCTGCGGGATGCCGCCGGGAATCTGGTAACGGTCGGCAGCTCTCCGGTGGTGGCCGTCCAGCAGAAATCCTACACGATAAATAAGGAGTGATGGTATGGCCAAGGAAATACCATCCTACACGTACACCGGCACATGTGTGGCCTCGTCTGACGAGAATTACTGGTACCTCACCCTCAGGAGCTCCGGGACGCTGACACTTACGTACAACAAAACGGTCGACGTTTTCCTTTGTGGCGGTGGCGGAGGCGGCCGGGACTGCGACGGAGACGGGTGCAGCGTAAAAGGCGGCGGCGGTGGTTCTGGTGGATCCAGACGGACGCAGGTCAACGTCAGCCTCCGGGGGAGATCCTCGTACACCGTTACCGTTGGCACCGGCGGCGCGGCCAACAACGCCGGCGGAGCTTCCTCCATCGTGGGCAACAGCGTGTCCGTCTCCGTGGCCGGCGGCGCAGCAGGCACGGCATTCATCGGCGGCAACTACGGCCAGCCAGGAAGCGCAGGAAGCAACGGCGTGCAATCTTTTTACGGTTCCACACTGTACGGTGCAAACGGCGGTTCCGGTGGTGGTGGAGGATACCAGTTCGGCGATGATGGCTACCAGCCAGGATCTGGCGGCTCCGGTGGCACTACCGGCGGCGGCAAGGGTGGATCCGGCGGAGTGTATTCCATGCAGGGCGGCGACGGTACTGCGGCTTCGGCCAACACGGGGTCCGGTGGTGGTGGTGGCGGTTCCGGTGGATCCTGGTACCGCGGCGACGGAACATTGTACGGGAATTCTCACGGAGGGTCTGGCGGTGCAGGCGGGAGTGGTATCGTAATCATCCGCGGCACCCAGGACGATCTTGTTCCCGTTTCAATCAACGGCACTCAGCTGCAGAGCGTAACGATCAACGGTACAGTTCTCAGCGGCCTGAGCCTCAACGGCACCCGGATCTTTGCACGAATTATAAATTTCTTCAGGCGGCTATGGCCGCAGCCCGCTTATTAACGGAGGGTTAATATATGTTAACAACAAATGGAACAATGATCAGCCTGACTCAGGGCGACTCCGCCACGCTGACGATCATCCCGGAGTCGACGGACCATGAATTTACTGCCAACGATCTAGCAGTGTTCGGTATCCGGGACCCCAAAACCAAGGAAGTTATCTTCCGCCAGAATGTGGTCCCGGACGCTGACGGCGTGGCCGTGATCGAGATGCTCGACGAGGTGACCGCCACCTGGGAACCGAAGACTTACGAATGGGACATCCGGTATATCATCGACGCGACCATAGACCAGACAGAAGAGCTGATCGACGGTGATAAGAAAATCACACCCATGGAGCCGGGAATCTTCCGGGTGATCCGCACGATCGGAGGTGCTTAATATGGCTACAACAAATGCAGAAGTGCAGGTCGGCGTCATCACGATCGGCAAGATCGAAGTCGAGGGTACTATTGTCTACGAGAAAGCAATCGAAGATATCGAGGAAGCCGGTCAGGAGCAGGTCGAGGCGGTAAACACTGCCGGGACAACGCAGCTCAAAGCCGTAAACGATGCCGGCACCGCGCAGGTGCAAGCCGTGAACGCCGCAGGCACCGCCCAGGTAAAGGCCATCGAGGACAAGGGCGAGGAAACGCTGGACAGCATTCCATCGGACTATACCACTCTGGCCAACGATGTAAAGAAAGCAAAAACGGACATCGGCTTCCTGACCGAGTATCACAAGTCTGATCTCACCTGGGCGAAAATTCAGGAAATCGTTCAGGCTGGTGTGGCGGAAGACTGGTTCTCGATCGGGGACCAGATCGAGGTGAACTGGGAAAAGGACGGCACCGTCCACAAGCTGCCGTTCGATGTGGTTTCCTTCGATCCGGTGCTGAAAGAGGGAGCTTCGGAGACGGTTCCGGGTCTGTGGCTGCAGAGCCATTACGCCGGGGAGGCTGTACAGTTCAGCGCCGCCAACGCACTGTATGTGGCAGACACGGCACTCCCTGCCGGGACATACCATTTCACGATCGGAAACAACTGGGGCACGCACTGCGTTGCTGGATCCTCGTATGAGTTCACACTCACGGAACCCGTCCCGGCCGGCGGACAGATCATGGTGGGTAGAAACAACGAGTTCTATAACTGGGGCGCACCGGACCAGGCATGGACCAATTGGCGCGTACACACGTTCGCCAGTGCCGCGGACACCACACCCATCGAAAAGAATATTACACTTGCTGAGGGCACCGGCGGCACCGACCTCGGGACGACACTGACAAACAGCAAGTACTCCACCAGCGGCATCAATAACCTGCAGAGAGCGGCATACGGGTACAACCGCTGGGGGCATTCGGCTAACCGGCAATATTACAACAGCGCCGCTGAAAAAGGTGCTTGGTGGACGCCTCAGAATCCGTTTGATCGGGCTCCTCAGCAGCTGGCCAGCCTCGACGGGTATATGGCGGGCTTTGACGCTGATTTCCTGGCAGTGCTCGGCAAGATCAAAGTCACCACCGTCCTGAACACGGTTTCCGACACGGAGATCGGCGCGAGCGAGGACACCTATGATACCTTTTTCCTGCCATCTCTGGAGCAGGAATATATCGTCCCGCAGGCAAAAGGTGTGGAGGGTGACTATTG